CGGCCAATAAGGTTGATTGTGATTATCTCTTGACGGTAGCACAGCGTACCACGGATGGTATGGTTCAGTACAACAAACAACCATAATAGGTGAGACATGGCAAAAACCAGAACGCGGACCACCAAAGGAAAGTTTGTTGGGGATGATCCGGCTACGCCTGAAAATGAGGCTTGGACGGAAAAGAAGAAACCTGGACGAAAGAAAAAGGTTGCTTTGGAGATTCCACCTCCCGGTAGTGCTGCACACAAGGCGATGGTACTTTCTGGGCTGATCAAAGAATAGGGGTAAAGTATGGCTGATACCTTTACGGAAAAGGTTATAGAGGACGGTCCCCGGAAGTTTGTAAAATCTTTTGCCTACACTTACGTGGACAGTGGGCAAAGTGCCGTTATGGCTGTAGATGTTTCTGGTTTGGCCACGCTGCAAGATGGAACAGTTTGCAGCAATCTTCAGATAAACAAGATATGGTTTAGTACGATTGGCCTGTCTTTAAAAATTCTGTGGGATGCCAGTACTGATACATTGGCGGTTGAACTTCCTTCAGGCTACCAAGGGGATTTTGATTTTTCCTCATTTGGAGGTCTTGTAAACTCTGCGACTAGTCCTACTGGAGATTTAAGATTTACGACAATAGGGCATGGAGCGGGGGACACGTACATGGTGGTTCTCGAGTGCATTAAGGAATACTAACTCCTATGGCTACTTCAGGGTCCGTTGACTTTAACTTAAATATGGCCGATGTGATCGAAGAAGCCTTTGAGAGATGCGGTCTTGAACTTCGTACTGGCTATGATGGGGCTACTTCTAGGCGGTCTTTAAATCTTCTGTTTGCGGAATGGGCGAACAGAGGACTTAATCTTTGGACGGTAGAGCAGATTACCCAAACTATGGCTAATCTGTCTTCTACGTCTGCTGTGGCAACCTACCCGATAGGCACTATCACTTTGGCCGTAGCTGCTTCTTCAAGTTTTTCAGTAGGAGAAACCATTACTGGAGGTACGAGTGCGGCTACGGCAAGTATCATTACGGCGCCTACGGGTACTTCTATGACGATCACGGTTCCTGTTGGCACCTTTAGTGCTTCAGAAACTATCACTGGTTCTTCCAGTTCTGCTACCACTACCGTGTCTTCTGCTCCTAGCTTGGCAGATGCTCAAGCAACGGTAGATATGCTTGAAGCTGTGATCAGACGTTCTGGTTCAGATATTGGGGTGACTCGATTAGGGCGGCAAGACTATTTAAATATTCCAGATAAAACTACTCAGGGGCGCCCTACCCAGTTTTATGTGGATCGTTTGATAACACCAACCTTGACGGTATGGCCCGTACCAGAAAATTCCACGGATCAATTAATTTATTACCGTGTAAAACGTATGGAAGATATAGATGCTTCTATAAATGATGCGGAAATTCCGTTTAGGTTCTTGCCCTGTTTGGTGGCAGGGTTAGCGTACTATTTATCGATAAAGAAAGCACCAGAACGAATTGGTACGTTAAAAGACTTGTACGAAGAAGAATTTTATCGAGCAGCCTCTGAGGATGGAGAACGTGTGTCCTTGCGCCTTGTGCCTAGCTACACTTCTTTAAGCGTGAACTAATGCCACGGTATGCTTCTCCTAGACATGCATTAGGAGTTTCTGATCGTTCTGGAAGATCCTATAAATTAAAGAACATGGTTCTTGAGTGGAACAATCTACTTGTAGGCAAAGATGAGTATGAAGCAAAGCAGCCTCAACTTTACCCAAGGCGTATTAAGCCAGATCCACAAGCATTAAGGATCAGCCGACCAGATCGCACGGAGCCCCCGGTTACGGTTCTTTTGGAGTTTAATCCTTTTAAGTCTGGTTCCAGTGGAAGTGCTGTGATCACGGTCACACAACCAGGTCATGGAAGAAGCACGGGGGATACGGTCAGGTTTCGTTCTGTAGAAGCGTTTGATGGGTTTACAGCGGCGGCTATCGAGGCCGCAGCCGGTTTTTCTATTACCAAGGTAGATGATAATCGGTATACGTTCACATCTGGAAGCGGAACTGCTACAACGGGAAATGTCTTGGGTGGTGGCGGAACGGCTTCTGCGGGACCTGTAACAGTGAGTGCGTGATATGGCTTTTACATTTACCACATTAAAAACAGCGATTCAGGATTACACGCAAAACACGGAGACTACGTTTACGAATCAGTTGCCGACTTTTATTGTGAATGCGGAAGAGCGGATTCTGAAGGAATGTCAGTTAGATGTTTTTCGTAAATCCTCACAAGGGAGTGCCTCCTCTTCAAATAAATTTTTGTCTAAGCCCACGGATTTTTTAGCTCAAGACTCCTTGAGTGTTGTAAATGGTTCTAGTAACGAATTTTTATTATACAAGCAGGTTACTTTTCTACAGGATTATACCCCTGATCCTGCTACGACAGGAACCCCTAAGTACTATGCCGATTGGGACAATGCTTCTTTTTTATTGGCACCTACGCCAGATAGTAATTACACAATGGAGCTTCATTATTTTTACAGGCCGACTTCTATTACAACGAGCGGAGATGGAACGAGTTGGCTTGGCACAAATGCCGAGTTGTCCATGCTTTATGGGTCTTTGGTTGAAGCCTATACGTTCATGAAAGGGGAGTCTGATCTATTAAGTTTTTACAACAATAGATTTATGGAGGGACTCCAGTGGATGAAGAACCTGGGAGAGGGATTACAAACTCGAGATCAGTATCGCTATGACCGAGTTCGTAGGGATGTCGCGTAATGTTCGATGTTTCTGGTAATTCTGATGTAGGGCAAGTTTCTGTCTTCACGTCTACAGACAGAGGGCATTCCCCTGAAGAAATGGCTGATATGGCATTGAATAAGATCATGCTGGTTTCGGAAGATGCGCCGCCTGTTATACGAGAACAGGCTTTAGCGTATAAGGATAGGTTGAAAGAGATCCTAATTTTTTATATGAACAGAATGGCGCAAAGTGAACGAACTACAATTTGGGCTTTGATGAAAAAGCAAGGTCACGAGGACATTGCTGAGATTATAAGGAGGCTGTAATGGCTATTGGAACATCTGCTGTTTGTGGCAGTTTTAAAGAACAAGCATTGGCTGGAATGCACTTTTGGACCGCGCACAGTCGAGGAGATTCGAGTGCTATTTCTGCTGACACGTTTAAGGTAGCTATGTTTACGGACAGTGCCACCATAGATCAGGACACTACAGGATATACCGCAAGCAACGAAGTGTCTGGAACGGCATATTCAGCCGGTGGCGCGGCTCTGGGAAGTGTGACGCTTGGCATGAGTGATAATAGCGGTGGAACGACAACGGCTTTTCTCGATTTTGCAGATACCACATGGTCCACATCTACTATTTCCAGTGCAATGGGAGCGTTGATTTATAATTCCACCTTGAGCGGCGCAAGCACGGGTTCCACTACTACGGCTGATGCTTATCCTTCCGTAGCCATGTATGATTTTGTGACGGCTAAATCCTCCAGCGCAGGTGATTTCACCATTCAGTGGCCTGCAAATACTGCAAATGCTGCGGCTATAAGGATCTCTTAGTGGCCGATAATACCACCCTTAATGGTTGGGGCAGAGAAACCTGGAACTCAGGGCCGTGGAACGGTCCTGGGGTTGTTTCCATTACGGGTGTTTCTGCTTCAACGGCGGTAGGTACGGCAACGGTTAGTCTTCCTATAACAATTAGTATAACAGGAGTTTCAGCAGCTACAGGCGTAGGCTCTTTAACCGTTGTTGTACCTGTAACTCAATCAATTACAGGAGTTTCAGCAGCTACAGCAGTTGGTTCTCTGACTACGACAACGGATGTTTTAATCACGCCTTCTGGTGTGTCTGCTGCTACCAGTGTAGGTTCGGTACAGGTAAACATCAAATTTACGGTGGAAGGGGTTTCCGCAGCTACAGCAGTTGGAACGTTGATGATTTGGCAAGAGATTGGTACTAGTCAAACACCAGGGTTTGTTAGTATAGATACTTCTCAAACATCAAATTGGACGCAAATAGCAGCATAAGGAAAAGGTTATGGCTTCTTCATATACAACAAGTTTAGGCATCGAAGAAATGGGGTCTGGTGACCAATCTGGTGCTTGGGGAACAACAACTAATTATAACTGGGATATCATAGATCGCATTGCAGCATATAGTGCGGTACCCATTTCTGGAACAACGCATACTTTAACAGTAAGAGCGGCATCTCCGTCTTCAGGATCCTCAAATGTTCAAGATGGGATGTATCGTGTAATTAAGTTTACGGGGGCTCTTGGTGCAAACAATACGGTTACTATAGCACCTAATACTACGGCGGCTTATTTTGTTTTTATAAACGCTACCACGGATTCTGGAGGTAGTGGTCCGTACAGCGTTATCATTAGTCAAGGATCTGGTGCCAATATCACCGTACCTAACGGTTCCTCCGCTGTAGTATATTGTGACGGTGCGGGAAGTGGTGCGGCAGTTGTTGATGCGCTGGCTAATTTGTACGTGTCAGATTCAATTACGATTGGTGACGCTTCGACAGAAGACACCAAGATTGTTTTTGATGGGGCCGCACAGGACTTCTATATCGGTCTAGACGATTCAGCGGATGATCTTGTCATTGGATCTGGATCCGTGGTTGGCACAACCCCGGCAATGTCCATCGATGAAAATCAAGCCGTGGTGTTCCCAGCGGCGGCTGTAACAATCGGTGATGCTTCGGAAGAAGACACTAAGCTGGTTTATGACGGTAATGCCAAGGATTTCTATATTGGCTTAGACGATAGCGAGGATAAACTCATTATTGGAGAAGGTTCTACGGTAGGAACCAATAATATTATCTCTATTACGGATGATGCCCTTACTATTGGAGACGGTGCTGAAGTCGATACTAAGATTGTTTTTGATGGCAACGCCAAAGACTTTTATGTTGGCTTGGATGACAGTGCCGATAAACTCATTATTGGAGAAGGCTCTACCGTAGGAACAAATAATATTCTTTCCATTACGGACGATGCCGTAACAATCGGTGATGGGGCAACGGAAGACGCCAAAATCGTCTTCGATGGTAATGCACAAGACTATTACATAGGGCTTGATGATTCGGCTGACGATCTTGTGATAGGTCTGGGTGCAGCGGTTGGTACAACCCCTGCAATGTCAATTGACGAAAACCAGATGACTACATTTGGTAAGGCCGCAATTGGGGCAACCTTA